TCGTACCAACGTGCTTTGCGTAGGTCTTCAAAGGGCTTGCTCTTGTATCTGAATCTCCACATATACTTGAGTGCATTGCCCCTGAGATAACCTATGTACTCATCCCTAGACAGCATAGCTTCTATAGCTTCTATGCACTCTATGCCACCATTGTTGTAGTGTGGTGGGTTGTCCACCATATCGGGCTTACCAAAGACAGGATGCTCATTTGGCGCATCATCTTGGTCATCATCGTGCCACTGCACTTGATACTTGTACTTCTTGTTGATTCTCGTCCATGCGTCCGGGCTTTCATCATCAATGCTCGTCTTCTTCGTCTGTGTCTGGTCTTGTGTCATCTTGTAGTTCTTCCTCAAATTGTTCTAGGCGATTAATTAACTTGTCTTCAAACCTGTCCAGTAGTTCTTCACTGGTCAGTTCTAAAAATTCAATAAGATCATCAGGGTCATACCTATCCAATATCTTCTCCCTAATTTCATCCATTGTCAAGTTGTATTTATTGTGAGTCAACATATTTCATCAACTTATCAAAGTCAGTTAGTGTGTAGTGCTTAAAGCCTTCCTTATCGCACCATTGTCCCATAGTCATCTTAGCGCCCTTACGCAGCTTCTTGTTAGGGTCTGACAATACAAAGATCAGTTCTGTGTCTATGCAGTCCCTGATGGCTTTGTACTTCATTGTGTCCCCTGTCCTAAAGAAGCCCTTTAGTTCCAAGAGTATCCCTGTGCGTGTATGCACGAAGTCTGGTTTGTACTTCCTGTGCATAATGTAGGGGACATCAAAGGGTTCATACTTAAACTTACGCTTTGGTGCTATGGCTGCAAAGGATGCTTCAAGCCCTGACCTGTAGATACTGTTTTTACGTAATCTCTTGGACTTTAGGCTCATTGGCTACCTCCGTCAAGAACCGTGGGCCTGTAGAGTACAGGAATGTGCGTAAGTCTGGATAGCAAGCGTGTTTGAAGTGACAGTAGGAGCAACCTATTGGCAGTTTCATGTTACCTGACTTACCGTCAGGAACAGGGTCATTACAAAACTCAGGCGGCTCTGGCTGCTGTACAATCTCCTTTACGTGCTTGATACGTTCTACAATGTCTTCCTTCAAGACTTCATACACTGGTGCCTGTGTGTCCTCTAAGTCATACTTTAGGAAGGCAAGGTGTCCGTTTTGCTTGTCCATTGCAAGCCAGCCTACCTTTGTGTCGCCTTCAGACTTAGCGTACCCTTTGATCTGGTCTATATAACCAAAAGGATCATCAAAAGCCAACGTAGCGTCCTTGAACTTCTTAAATCCAAAACTACTGGTTGATTTAACATCCGTAAGCACTCCATCAATCTTACAGTCCATGCTACCTACAATGCCTTCCACTTCAGCTTGGGCTTGCTCATGGCTAACAGTGTGTCCTGACAGTCTGACCAATAGCAACAGCATTTCCTCAATCAAGTGACCATACATAAACTTGACTAAGTTATGGGGTTGCATTGGCTCCTTTGGCCCTACGTTGTTGTAGTGGTTCCAGAGGTACCTATCGTCCCTGCCAATGTTGGACATACGCAGCTTACGTGCATCAAAGCCACCACGGTTGGTAAACTCCTTACGCATTAAGTCCTTGACTGCTTCACCAAAGTTTTCAATCTCTGCTTCAGCGTCCACACCCTTTTCAGGGCGCTTTGTCTTGACCAGTTTGTAGATGTCATCAACAAGTGTATGTGTTGTCTTGTTACGCATTGTCACTGTCCTTGTTAAAGAATTCTTCTAGCCTTTCCGCTGCCATGTCACTGTAGGCTACAAACCATTCACCCCTGCGTTCATAGTGCTGCTCCAGCAAAGCATGGGATTGCTTCTCAGCTTCCCGTCTGTCCTCAACATCCCACGCTGCAACAAGAACATAATCCCTGTACGGTGAGGCTGTTTGGTACTGCTTTAGCCTGTCCTCTGCATCAACAGCCATGCCTACCTTACACCAGCTAGGGAAAGCAGGGTTGCGTATCACGTACACTTGGCCTTGTTTAGAGTCTTCATAGTTCTCTAGGGAACTAAAGGCTGCATCAGTAAAACCTTTGTATCGCCCCGGCTTGTATAAAGGATGAAGGTTTGATATATATTTACCGTTTACATACATTCTTTTGGCATTTCTTTTAACATTACAATCTACACAAAAGTATTTCTTCTTTTTCTTAAAAGAATAGCTCCAGTTTTTCTTAAATTCTAAAACAACACCACAATCTATGCAGTTTTTAGTGTGTTTCTGACCAGTTTCTCCCGACACTGTATTCTCCTGTGAGTGGACAGTTGAGGTCAAAGGCAAGTCCTGCTGCTTCAAGGCAACTGACTGCCAAGGCTCCAAACTTGTCTGCTTGCTCTGGCTGAACTTCCGATTGGACTTCATCATGTATGTTGCCTATAAATTTATAGTTAAGATTCCAAAGTGTAGCATATTCATCCAATATAGTCAAGGCCTTTTTCATAACAATAGCACCAGCCCCTTGTAACAAAGTGTTAAGGGCAGCGTGTGCGCTACGGACATGAAGTAGCCTACCATCTAGTCCTTCAAGGATTCCTTTCTCTGCATCTCTCTGCACTCTCTCAGTAAGAGTTCTAAGTGCTGGGAGACCAGTAAGGAATCTTGCTCTAAGCGTTTTGCCAGCACTAGCATTTCCCCCGACAATCGTTCCAAGTTTTGCATCTCCTGCTCCGTATAGGAAGGCATATATGAAAGTTTTAGCCTGATCTCTCGATTCAAGTCCTGCAAGTTTTTGATTGGCTGTGTGAATATCTCCGTGGAGAATTTCATTAGTGTACTCCCTGTCATTCATGTAGTGTGCAAGCATACGTAGCTCTAGTCCACTGGCATCAAAGCCCACTAGCACCTTGTTATTAGGCACAGTCCAGCACTGTCTGCACGCTTCCCCATAGGGCGCACGACTAGCCGGGACTTGAGCCACATTAGGTTTAGAGTGTGTCATCCTGCCAGTTACAGCACCGTTGCTGTTGACGTAGCCCTGTACTCTACCAGTGTCCTCATTGGCTGCTTCAACCCAAGAGTCTACCTGTGCAACACGCTTTTGCACCATGAGGTACTCAGCAATCAGTTGCGCCTGTGGTATGCCTTCCACTTTGGACAGTATAGATTCATCCACTACAGGCTGACCTGTGGGAGTCTTTACCTTCGGCTCCCATCCAAAGTCTTGTAGGTACTCACCTATCTGTCTGCGTGAACCTAGATTGAATGGCTTGAGATGCTTACGCATGAATGGCGACCTGTCACCTGTCTCCTGTATCTTTGCGTACTCATCATCAGTAAGGCCAACTTTGGACAGGCTACCGTCCTTCTTGGTCTTTGGTGTTACTTCCTTAACGTCAACCCACTTAGGTTTGAACACCTCCTGTACTTCATCCTCCAAGGCTATCTGTCGTTCCTTGAGCGTAGCCAATAGATCCATAGCGTGCCGTATGTCCAACAGCCAGCCGTTACGTATCTGCTGCTGTATGACGCACTGTACTTGATGCTCTAGCTCTATGGACTGCTTACTAAACTTTAGTAGCTCAATCCTGAGTTTGTTGTACGCTTTCTCCGTGACTTCAACATCACGTATGCAGTATTCCTCCATCTCTTTTGAGTAACATGACCAATCACTATGGTCACCTTTGGGATACCCTAGAATCTCACCCCAGTTAGCTAATCTATGCCCACCCTCACGCGCAGGGTTAGCTAGGCGGGAAAGTACCAAAGTATCCTGTATCCTCTCAGAAGCCACAGAAAGCCCCCACAGGCGTTTTAGTACAGGGAGGTCAAACCCTATCAGGTTATGCCCAATCACGCTGAAAGAGCCTTGTAGGGCGTCTGAGAGCGTATCTGCGCTATAGTGTACCTGAGACTGTCCATCTTGGCGTGTTACAGCCATCCAGATAGTAGTGGGGTCAAGTCCATCTGTCTCAATGTCAAGAAAAAGAGGGCTAGAGGTCATTATCATGCTCCTTTGGCTTGCTTGTTTCAGACATTCTACCAGAGAAGTTATCGTACTTCAGCCAGCATGACGCACCAGTAAGCCCCGCATAGCGGTTCTTCAGTACACGTACCGTTGTAGTGTTCCTAATCTCTGGGTCTTCATGCTGCTGGTTACGCTCCAAGCCTATCACCATGTCGGACAGTTGTGCTATCGCCTGAGAGCCACGTAGCTCACCAAGGCTAATCTTACCTCCGTCCTCATGGGGCTTGCCCTGTGTCCTGCGTAGGTGAGACACCAAGAACAGACCAACACCTGTCTCCTGTACTAACGCACGTAGCTTGGTCATAATACCGTCAATGGCTTTACGCTCATCGTTATTATCCTGTGCGGATACTACAATGGATAGGTGGTCGAGTACAATCCACTTGCAGTCCAGAGCCTTAGCCATGTAGCGCACTCTAGCAAGCAGGTTGTCCTCACTGGTACTGCCCCAGTGGTCAAAGAGGTAGTAGCGCCCAGTGCCAAGAGTTTCCTCCCAGTATGGATATGCTAGTTCTTCGTCTAGGTCTTCCTCTAGGTGCAATGGGCAGTCAGCGGCTACCGACATGATGCCCAGAGCAGTCCTTGCTACGTCTTCCTCCAGCGCAAGTATGCCAATGTTGTCCTCTGTAGCGTTGAGTAGGTAATACTCTAGCTCCCTGACAATCTGTGACTTACCCATGCCTGAGCCACTGGTGATGGTCACTAGCTCGTATGGTCTGAAACCTTTGGTTGTGTCGTTAAGACCCTGCCAAGGATAAGGTATAGACTTGACCTTCATCTTGCCTGTAATGGCTTCCCAAGTCTCATTGCCTGACACAATGCCATCTGGCTGATACGCCTTAGCGTCCCACCACGCAGACACAAACTCCCTGACTCTGTTGTTTTGCAACATTTCGCTAGGGTCTTTCAGTGGCAGTTTGCATATCTTTAGCTTGCCCGGACTGAATACGTCCTTAACTTCGTCAATGGCTGCCTGTCCTGCCTTGTCACCATCAAAACAAAGCACAACATTCTCGTAGCCCTCAAGCCACTCTAGTTGCTCTTTAATCTCTTTGGCTGCGGCTGACGCACCAGAGCGTAGAGACACTACGTCCCACTTGGTCTCAAATATCTCACTTACGGCCAGAGCATCAAGTTCACCCTCCGTTATGGTTATGTATTTACCCTTGCCCCTGCAAGTCTGTTGACCAAACAAGCCTGTACCCTGTAGCGTGCCAGTGGCAAAGAAGTTTTTGTTTTGCACCAGCCTGACCTTACTACCTTTGACATCATCTGTGTCTGTGGAGTAGTAAGGGTAGTGGTGTTTGCTTATGCTACCGTCGCTAGCGTACTCAACCGTTACGTTAAACTTGCGGCAAGTCTTGGCTGATATTCGCCTGTCCGGTATGTCAGCGACTACCCCAGCAACCTCTAAGGGACGCTGTATAGTTACCGCTGGTTCTACTGCTTCCATAGCTTTACCTTTGCTTGACTCACGGTAGCCACAACCCACCGCAAAGCAGTGGGCGTGACCGTCAGAGTACCTTGCCAAAGCATCAGAGGA